GACGGAAGTAATTGCCCCAACGCTCTGCGTCATAGCTTTGTCCATCAACACTGGCTTCGAACATCTCTTTCATCACTTTAAGAGCTTCTTCGTCTGGACGCTTTGGCAAGAAATCACCTAGGTTATACAAACCCTGTGATTCAATTGCTTCTGCTTCCTGTGCTGTAAGTGGAGTCTCTTTGCGAGCCCACTTTGATGTGGAATAGTCAGCGTATCCACCTTTGCTGGTCTTGCTTACGCGGAAGTCCAGGCCACGCTCGTAGTCTGTTGGAAGTTCTTCCAACTCCGGATCCATCAATGCTGACTTGATAGTCTGGAAAATCTGAGGACCAATAATAAAGCGTCGAATTGCTTTTTCACTTTTGTCATCAGCAATTGGGTTTTCGCGCACAAAACCTTGCATGATATATGAACGCTTTTTCCAATACTTGCGACCCATATCTTCAAGACTTTTGTCTTTAAACCATGTGCGTACTTCTGTGAGGATTGGACAAGTCTCGCCCCACATTTCAATACAAGGAATCTGCACCTGGACGCTTTTGCTATCCATTTGCCCTTTAACACCATTGAAAGGAAGTTTGATCATTGCACGTTCAATCCAGAAGAACGTGTTGTTATTATCCGCATCAGGAAGGAAGCGTAGAGTTGCACTATCGCCTTCGTTCATATTCCAATGTGGGTAAATTGCGCCATCACCGCCGGATGACTGATTGCCTTGTCTATTATCTGCCGCTGCAAGGCGTGCGCGGATTTCTGCTAATGAAGCCATTTTATTTCTCCTATGTGCCTACGAGTAGCAACTACTACTCTATCATTTGCCTGTGATGCGCAACTACGCATCTGTGTATAGCCTAACATACACTGTACTACAGTATATGCGCTTTTATTTAGTCCGTCAATCCAAAACGGCAAAGTTTGTTTAGTCTTTAGATGTGGAGTAAATATACACATGAACACGTTTAATATAGCATCTAATTTATGGATAGTCAAGGACTGCTTTGATCCAGATACAATGATCTGGCTAAATGACATTAAGACCAATATGGACAATCGTTTTAGTGTTAGTCGTCCTCATCTTAGATTACTGTTAGATAATGGAAAAGATCATCAACGACTACAGCAACTTGGGTTAGATCTTTTGCCAGGTCTGAACAAGCTAACAAATTACAACCTAAACTTTATGATTAGTAAGTTTTGGTTAGACTTACCGGGTTTTGGTTGCCAGGTGCATCATGATGCACCAGATATAATTGTTACATTGCAGGTCTATATTGACAGTGATGGAGATACTGTAGGTGCAGAATTTTTGCACGTTGATCCAAGTATACAAATTCCAATTGAACCAAATTGCGGTTACTTAAACTTAAATACAGATCTCAAAGAACACCAGGTTATTAGCAGTAGTGGAACACGAACTAGTGTAGTATTCCAGTATAATGTTACTGATAGTTAAGCCATAGTGTTTCGCGAGTGGTATTTTCTGGAATAGATGCCATCATTCCATTATAAGTTCGCGGATTATTGCGATATGCAATTGCACTAAATGGTTCGTGGTTAACAAACTGAACTTCCGTGATTACATCAATTTTGCGCGGAACTTCATGATCTGCACAAACAGCATTGTTAACTTCATCACTGGTGCAAAATGCATAGTGGTTGCAAGGAGCCATTTGTGTACACAACGGAATCTGCACTTGTGCTTTAATATCAGGATGTAATCGATGCATTTGAATTCGAGCCAACGGTAATTCGACACTTACATATCCTACTTGAGGTTTCAGTTCTACGCCCATTAGTTCACTAAAAAATGGTGCCCACGTTGCACAAACGTCGTTAAGCTCGCGAGTCTCACTCCAGTCCGTTAGCAAACGGTTGTCGTAGATCATTTTGAGTGCATTGTTTTCTGCTTTGCGATATAAATTTTGAACAAAATCACGTTGTTCTTGGGGGAAGAAATCCCTAATCAGCCATAACTGATCAGGGATAATTATTTCTGGAGTCATGTTATCCTCGAGCTAGTTGTAGTAGTCTGTCTAGCTCTGTTTCTAACATTGGATCACGTTCTGCTTTTAATGCTGTTTTTCCTGTGTCAATGTCAATTACTTCTGTCATGTCTTCGTCATCTAAGTCTTGCTCTTCACTGTTGCTAATGTTGTTTGCTTCGTCAAGGTCGTTGTCGCCGCCTAGTCCCATTTTTAAACTGTCTGCTTTGCCAGTGGCTGCGGCTGCTTGCTGTGATTGATAGTTGCCTGTTTGTGCTGGCTCTTCCTGTGTTGGGTCTTCGTTAACTGATTCTTCCATTTGTCTGCGGATATCATTGATGTCTTTATCGTTTATACCAGGGTGCATCTTTTTGATTTCTTCGTTGCTGTCGCCATCTGCAATCATTTCACCAATGTGTTGATGTAAGTCGCTCATAGCACCTTCGCTGACTGACTCATCAATAACAATGTCAAAGTCTGCAAGTCTTGCTTTTACAAGATCTCTGCAATCTGCATTTGGATCTTTTTGACTTAGTACATAGATATCGTCGAATAGTTCATCATCGCCAATTAGATCGTATAACTGTTCTGTTGCATACTCGCCGTCGGGTCCACACTGTAGCGGCTCGCTCATTAACTCTTTTAGCTTTGCCATTTGCTCTTGCGAGTCTGGCAATGCCCAAGTTCCTTCAGTGATACGGTCAGCCCACTGTTCAAAAATGTCTGCTTCTTTCATGTTCTCTTCCTGTATCTTTGCTAGTATTGGCAGTGCCTCTTCGATGCGAGTATCAAGAGAACTGTTAACAAAAACTTCTCTTACTCTGTTCACAGTCTCATCAAGTTCTGTGATTGCCATTGGATCATATGCTGCAAAAATTTCTTTGTATCCTTTGCGGCTGATCATTTTCTTTGCTTTGCGTTTTAAGTCGGCATAGTGCTTGACTGCATCTTCTACAATGCTCAATGCACTTTCGTTTTGTGCGAAGGCGTTACTTCTGCTTGCTCTAATAAATTTACCTAGTGTGTTAATTTCGTTGATAGTATCGCTAATGTGTTGGCCAAAACCGTCGTATGGTGTGCCGCCTTCGCTAACGTGTCTTGCCATTGCTTTTGCGCCAGCAATGCTGCGAAACGGCATTTTGAATCTTTCGCCTTGTGAGTTTTCTACAAATAAACTTTCAATGTTTCTAAACCGTGCTTCGCCTTCGCCAATTGCTCGTGAATGCTTTATTATTACTTTTGATTTTCCTGGTTGGTTGCTATAACTGGTTTTGCTTGTGCCTTTCCATGCTTCCATTACCAAACCTTCTGCAAGGTCTGCCATACTTTTCATTGAATATTTCAGTTTGTTCATGTTGTTTAAGCTGAATGTGAGTAGGTTACGTTTTGCCAAGTTTCTAATAGCAGCAAGAAAGTCATACCAGTCGCTGCGATCGTCACGTTCCATTCCTCTACCAAGGTTATCACCGTAGTAAACTTCAAGATCGTTATCACCGTTTACCAGCACAACAACTGTGCCGTAATCGCTGTTTTCAGTTTTATAGTTAAACGAAAACAGATCGGCTTCTCCAGGATTAACTGTGGGTTTGCCCATTGCGTCCAGTGACTTGGGATCCAAATCTCTAGTTACAAGTAAGTCGTAAAGTTGTTGTGATGCGTTATTTTCTTGTGCCATAATACTATTTATTAAAACATTGCCACAAACGGCATAGGTTCAATACTCATATCTTCATGATCTGTCATTTGTCCATCCAATTCGCCGTGGTAGCTCTGCAATACCTGCATCATACGCACCACTAGCAAAGTTGCCATTACAAGGTCGTCTGTTTCTCCAGGTTTAGCAGCATAGCTGGTGCCATGTGCTACAAAGTTTTTCAGTTCACTGATTAAACTTAGACTGTTTATCTTTAATCTGTCTTGTTCTAGTAGATTTTTAAATTTAGCACATGCTGCCAGTTTCACTTTGTGTGTGGTGTTAAACCCTTTACGCCCGCTGCGACCTTTGCCAATATCGCTGAGAAAGTATCCTTGTATGTTTTCTTCACCATAGTCTTTGATTGATATTAAACTTGCTTCACCAATTGTATTGTTTTCAACACTGTAGTAGATACTTGCTGGATGATTAACTGTTTCATTGATGTGTTTGCAAATATCAGCTAAGATGCGTACTTGCTCTGGGATGGTTGTTCTATTGTGTTTCCACTCTGCAATTTGCACATTGCTGTTTGCTTCCCACACCTGTATAGCACATGGATCGCCGCCTGTGCCAAGGCTTGGATCAAGACCCACAACATAAATTTTATTCGGCTCTGGGCGTTTGTACCAGCGCACTTGTCCTGTTCTATACTGCGGTTCAATGCCTTCAAGATCAATCAGTTTGGTTGGAGCAATAAGTGTTTCGTCATTGATAATAAATTCGCAATCCATCTCTCGACGAAAACGTTCAATGCCCAAAATATTTCTCTGTTCTTCGGCCCAGTCTTCATCTCTATCAGGATGCTCTGTCCAATATGCTCTGTATGCTTTAAATCCGTTAACACCCAATTCAGTTTTGTTTCCATAACTGTCCTCAGTTTTGTTTGCACCTTTCCAAATAAATGCAAACTGATCTTCATCACTGTTGGGTGTGCTTGTAATAATAGCACCACCACCTGTACTCAGTGTAGGTGATATGGATGTCCAAAACTCACGGGCAATAGTAGGTCGCACAAACGCAAACTCATCACAGTATAGCAGTGTAATACTCATACCACGTCCGGTATTTTCTGTTGTTGTTTGTGCAACAATACGAGAACCATTGTCAAACTCTATGCTGCCTTTGTTGTAACTGACAACACCAGCACGAATATGATCTGGGCAACTTTCATATGCAAATCGTATGCGCTGCATAATTTCTTGTGCACCTGCATATTTGTGTGCAGCAACAAGAATTGTGCTGTCTGGCTTGAACATACCAAACCACAACAGGTATCCACCTGCACTGGTACTTTTGCCTGTTTGTCTAGGCATCATTGATATTGAAAATCTATATTTGTGATAAGTCTCAATTAGCCTTTCTTGAAACTCCCAAGGGTTGTACTTCATTTTGCCCTGTACCGGATGCTGAATATAAAAGAAATTTCTCATAAAATATTCAGGTCCAGTTACTGGATCAGCACAAGCAGCAAATTCTTCAATTTGCTGTTCAGTAAATTCTTGTTTTTTATAGGCACTTTTAACCAGCACCCCATCTAGGCTTTTTGACATCTAAATACTTTATATGTTAACTTTGTTGAGACCGTACGCAATAATTTCAGTTGTTTGTATTGATGCAGTTGCAGTTATTTGCAATATACTACGATCGTTCCACCCTGCATTTGCTGTAGCATGAGGGACTTTTTCATAATCAGAATATAAAATATCACCCTTTTTCCACCGATCAATTGTAAAATTACCGAATACAAATATTTGCCCAGGGCACCATTCTTCTAAAAATACAATAAGTCGAACTGGACGTTCGTTTTTAGTGAGCAATGAAGTAAAATCATCATGATGATAGATTACTGTCCCACCAGGTTTTTGAGTTTGAGTATTTGCAGTTATCATACGAGCAAACTGAAAAGTGTCAATCATTTTTTGAAACATAGGAAGAATTTTTGATTCCTTGCCCAATCTACTAATCAAAATTTGATCAGTTTCGTTCCAATCCTCTAAAACTGAACGTTCTTTTTCTTGATATAAATCTGCTGACCAATCTCCAATAAATTGTCCAATAAACCTAAAATATTCTCCAGGATGATCGTGATTGATAGGTTCATAATGATAATTTTTTGCAAGCAATTCTTGCCTACGATTCCATTCTTCGATGGATTCTTGTTGTAAGTCTGTCATGCAAATATTTATCTACTAGTACTTGGCCTATGCTGTTAAATATTGTCATGAGCAGCACACTTGTACTAGCACCAGACTACCAACCAGTCAGTTACTTGCCACTAAGCACAATTGATTGGCAAATGGCAGTAAAACTGTTCTTTCTTGAAAAAGTA